ATGCTAGAAAGCGACGAAAAAGGGTATAATATGGTCAAAAAAGCATGCTCAATTATGCACAGCTTGATCGACGACTGGAAGCCCAAGCCCTGCACTTCCCGGCCCGGTAAACCGTGGCGCGTTGTCATTCCCGCGCGGATCTCTCACACGGGGAAACAAACCTCAAAATATTTTGCCACGAAAGGGGAAGCGGATGGATTCATTGCGGATCAAATCCGCAATCTGAAACGTTTTGGAACGGTAAGTGGAAAAACTATTGATCTTGATGCCTATAAGTGGAACACGGTTGATGAAATACTGTCAGAAATCGGGGTCACGCCTTTAGAGGCCGCCACTCATTACGTGGCACTTGTGAAGCGCGCGGGCTCGGTGGCAAAGCTGGGAACTTTAGTCGAAATGGGGCGCGGGGTGGCACCGCCGGACGCGGATCTGTCCCCCTCCCTCCGGGAACTTGCCACCACGGCCAGCTCCGCAAAGGCGCACAACAGCCGCGTTACGGTCATCTCCCGGAAAACGCGCCTGGGTCGCCTGGAACGTCTCTGCCCGGACTTGGCGGCCAGACCGTGCGCGGCCATTACGCCGGCCATGATCCGGGCCGCCCTGGACACGTGCCACGCCGGACACCCTACATCCTGGAATAACCTGCGGCGCGAGCTTTCGACCTTGTTTAACTTTGCCATCAAGCGCGGATGGATCATTAAAAATCCCGTGGATCCCATTGACAAGCTGCCCGTCCAGGAAGCGGAGATTGTCGCCTTGACTCCGGATCAGTTGATTGCCCTGTTCCGGGCATGCACGCCGCCCCAGGAAATAGACAAGACGGCGCCGGTTTATCAGCGCCGCGTGGCGGCCCAGGACACAACGGATCTACGTCTATATGTCGCCCTGGGGGCCTTTGCCGGGATCCGCCCCTGGGAACTCACCCGGTTGACCTGGGCGGACATATCCCTGGAGGACGGCGTTGTTTCCGTCCGGGCCAAGCATTCCAAGACGGGAGGCGCCCGCCATGTGACCATTTATCCCGTCCTGCAGGCGTGGATCCACGCGTGCCGGCCATACAACGCGGGGCCGGATGATCCCGTTATCAATCCGCGCGACCTGAAAACGCGCCTGTTCGCCCTCCGCACCCGCGCCGGCTACTCTCCGGAAAACCCCTGGCCGCATGACTGTTTGCGGCATTCTTTTGCATCTTACAGTATGAAGGCCGGACATGATCTGAATCAGTTAAGTAATGATATGGGACACGTTGGAACGGACTTGTTGAAAACGCGTTATCTCAACATGCGCGGCTTGACGAAAGAATCCGCAGCGCGTTACTGGTCCATGACTCCGGAATATCTGGCCAACCACGGCAAAAAATCCGGCCACACAGCTTGACCGGACAAAAAAAGGAGGATCCCGGAACGGAATCCCCCCTTGAATAAACCGGCTTACATGCGCGGTTCTGAAAGGATTACCACGTTATACTGAGAGGAAACGGCATCTTCCCGGCGCCCGAACGTAAAGGCGCGGCCTGAACTGTCCACAAATTGCCGTCCCTTGAGCTTCCGGAGTTGGTGCCCCATGCTTTGATTCTGGTTTTTGCCGCTGCAAATAATGTCCACCAGCCCCAGGCGCCCGGCTACCTCCATGACGGATTCCACGGTGTACAGGTGCGTCAGTTGCGTATGAGGCCCTTCCGGGGTTTCCGGCTGGATCTGGTCTGCCAGGGCCACCAGGAGCCGTTCCAGGGCGTTCCCGCGCACGTCTCCCCCGTCCGTTGTGGCGGGCCGCTTGATGAAGGGAGAAATAAAGCCCGCCGTCATGACGATGGAGCCCACCACCTCCGAAAAACCTTCAAAGGACGGCATGGCGGAAGACGAACACACGGACGGGCATCCCTGTTCGTTCCAGTGCCAGACCAGGGACCACAGCGCCATGAGCATTTCCCGCCGCCATTGCGGATTACTGAATACTCTCTCCGTCAGTGGATTCTGAATGTTTTTATCGACGGATTTACAAGCGTCAAAAAGGTCAATGATCAAACTCCGTCGCTCAATGTCCGGCGTCACCGTCAGGTTATTCCCCGTGCTGATAATCTGCATCCGGTTAGTTCCGCAAAACTCCGTATTCCCCCCCAAAACACGGTCAGAAATCGCCTCACTGGTGGCATACTGGTTCAGCGTGGTGCTGCTCAAATTGATTAAGTCGTCAATCAGGACATACGGCGCCCCGGATATAAGCTTGGTAAACAACAGCTTTTGAAGGCTCGCATCATCTTTCGGGAACGGCGTGGCATTAGGTGCGCCATAAATAGGACCAAGCGCGAATTTGGCAAGCAAGGTCTTACCTGTACCCGGCTGATTGCCAATGATTAAAATCATGGGCTGGCGGCCTATCAAATGCCGGCAGAATTGCCCCACCATGTACGCCATGAAACAGGACGCGGACCGGATATGAGTCATGGGGCCAGCAGCCTTTTCCGCCCAGGGGAAGGACGCCAGGGCCCTGTTCAGCGACCGGATCACGGCGGCGACAGGGTAAACTTTGCTCGAATCCCATTCCACGGTTTCCGCGCTGTAAATGCGTGTGGCCGGATCATAACCGGCGGGCAGGATCCGCAGGAAGCGTTCCCCCTTGGGCCCCACCCCCCAGGCGGGCAGACGCACAGGCATGATTTCCACGATTTCCGGCACGGAGGCCCGCAAGTAATCACTCGCCAGGATTTGTTCTGCAAGAACTTTACCGATACTTTCCACCGGGTCTTTTTCAGCGGAGGAAAACGTCATAAACTGTTCAATCCAAGTTATAAACCGTTTTGCGTCCATAGGCCTTTTTTCAAGTTCCGTGATTGTTTCCCCGGCTTGGTTGATACTTTTAACGGTGTTGATTGTGATAAATTCATCATGATAGCGGTACATGGCCCCAAAAGGCAAATTATCCGCTACCGCCTGGGCAATCAGGCTCGCCATCTGGTTAGTCCGGATATTAGGGCGCCCATCTACCTGCAAAGGGGCTGTTCCCAGGATTTGCGCGGTTGTTAAGTCACTCATTTAACTGCCTTTCTTGTTTTCCGGCTTGGCATGGTCAGAATGGGCTCCCCGTGTACCGCGGCGGGGTTGAGGTACAGCAACTCCTGGAGGCGCGGCTTGTCGTACTTGATGTACGTCCCAAATTCCCCGGTTGTGCCGTGCCTCATGCAGCCGGGAAGCCGGGAAAGCCTGACGGGCGTAATGGCTGCCGCGTCCGCCCCCACGGGAGACAGGCGCAGAATGTACCCCTCTTTGATTGCGTTGAATTCTTCCGGCGTGGCGGCGGACACTCTCACCAGGGCATGCACGGATTTCCCGCCGCTGGTATATACAGCCACAATCGGATCCGCGAGTTGCACCAGGATTTTCAGCCAAACATCCGGCGTCAAATTGTCGCTTTCCAGCACCAAAAACGGAAAAGAAGTACAGCAGGCGGAATGCCGGCGGCCCGGCATCAAATTCCCCTGGGGATCCCGCTTGCCGGGGTTCGGCTCCCATTTGCCCGTTATGGGCGCCGTTAAAAACCAGACGCCGTTATCCCCGCCGGCAGGCAACCGCGGGGCCTTGACGGCCTTAATGCCCGGCTTGCGGCCCAGCTTGTAAACGCCGTCCCCCACCACGTATAAATATTGACCCTGGGAAGCAAACGCCGTGAACACCAAAATCCGGGATCCTGACGGATAAAGCTCCTTCAGGAGCAATTCCCCCCAGGCGCGGGGATTGTCCGGAATTTCCACCGGGCTATGAGCCCGCAGCCAGTCAAATGTTATTGATTCTTCCACCCTGGCCGCCAGCGCCGCGGCAAGATCTTCATTCAGATCTTCCGGCTTGACTTTTTGAGCTTTCGGCGCGGCGGGCAAGGGCCTTTGATATTTCGGCACCGGCTTCCGCGTTCCGCGGGTGCCGCGTTCCTCGTCGCTGATTGCCCGATACAACGTCCTCATAAAGTCGTCACGCGCGCCCTGGCAGGAATTGTGAAAGCAATACTCATGCGGCTTGCCCTCACCGTCAAACCAGATCCGCCAGTCCCGCGGGCCGCTTTGTGCCGTGTGCAGCGCGGCGCCGGGGCAGGGGGCGCACCCGTCTTCCCCAATCGGATAACCTAAAATTTCCTCTGCAATTTCCTTGTGTGATCTCATAATGCGTTAAAGTTAAACAATGAAAGTTGGTCCGGGAAATTCATCCACAGGCATTCCACCCGTTTTCTTCCCATGCCGGCGCGCCCGCCATAGCTGACTTTGCACCACCCGGCAAGGGTGCTGTTGTAAAGCGCGTTATCATACCCACACAGGACCACCTTTCCCCGGCAATCCAGCACCCGCCGCAGAAGGTCTTCATGCTGTTGGTCCGTGAATTCGTGCGTGTAGGATCCTTCACGGGTGCGGGTGCTTTTCAGATATGGCGGATCAATGAAATGCAGGGTTTCCGGGCCGTCATGCAGCTTGATCAATTCCAGGGCGTCCCGTTGTTCAATGTACACATTCCGGAATCGCTCTACGGCCTTTTCCAGAGTTTCCGGAAGGTTCTTCCAGTCCGCCGCCACAGTTGGCAGACGGGTCCGGCTCACCCGGAAGCCGGAAGAAGCATCCCTGGAGGCGTCATTGGCAATGCCGAACCAGGAACGCACCAGGAACCGGCGGGCGCGCTCCACAGGATCCTTGACTGGCCGGGCGTGGTTCAGTTCTTCCCGGCTGTAAGGCGTCAAACGGATTGCGTCAATAAGTTCCCTGGAATTCCCGTGCCTCAATACCCGGAAAAAATTCACTACTTCCCCGTCCAGGTCATTGTAAATTTCCACCGGTGAAGGGGCCTTATTCAGCAGGACTCCGGCGGATCCGCCGCACGGCTCAAGATAACAGCAATGCGGCGGGAAATGTTCAATGATTTCCCTTGCGTATCGGTTTTTCCCGCCTAAATATCGCAGTACGGCTTTCATAAGTTAAAATCTTTTCCTTTAAGCTGTTTTAAGATCTTATCTCTTCTTTTACGGGCTATAAAAAGATCGTGTGTTTTAAGTGGTTTTTTAATGGTTTTATTTTCTTGCCCATTAGTAATATACAGAACAATATGGAACCCGTCTTTATCATACCAAAGATTGTAATTGTAATTATCTTTTGGCGTATCAGGAATTAGACGATAGGTTTTATTCATTTTTGTTATTTAACTTCTAACTTACTTATGAAAAGAATAGGCACAACTCTTTCGGACGGCATTCATAAAAGGCAAAACGGGCCATGTTTAACGCCACCCACGGAAAGCTATCATCATCCCGAAAGTAGATAATTTTTTTAGTTCCTGCGTTTTTCTCCAACATTTTCACCATCTCATGCGCTTTTTCCTTTGGCATTTCCCACGTGCAACACGCGGTTTCTCCGAAAACAGGAGAAAAAACATGTACTAGGATTTTATTTCCTTCATTCATATTTTTTTTATTTCCAGTACCTTAAACTTGATCATCCACACCCACGGATTTTTTTCCGCGGCGCCGGCGCCGTTGATACTGTCCCACAGCGTGAAAAAAGAATCTCTTGAGCGGCAGCACATTCCTTCCGGATCCAGGTAATTTCTCCAGCCGGACACGGACGTTTCTTCATCGTAAAAAATTTGCTCAATGCCTTCCGCCTCCGCTTCCTGCCATGTAATCTCTCTTAACCGTTTTAATTCAATATCAGTAATTTCAAGCAAAATGCGGGAAGTCGCACGGGGCATGAACCTTGCCTGCCGTTTACGTAAAACGGACGGATCCAGCCAGGGGGCCACTCCCTTTTTCCGGCAGTCTTCCAGGCTTTGCTCCTTCAGGCGGGAAACAATGTGCGGCGGGAATTCCGGGCATGCCTGCCGGGCTCCGTCCGCCAAATATTCCACCGCAATCCCGCCCCAGGGAAGCACCGTACCCACTTTCCAGGGCTCCCGCACCCATAGCCGGTCACCGGTCTTGCCGTAGGGGCATTTTACCCAGGGATCAAAATCCCCCGGAAATTCTCCGGATTCATCGTTGGAAATGGCAAGCCAGTACCCCGGTTCTTCTTCCGTGAAATAACAAATTTCCCACGTGTCGCCATAGGGGCCTACAGGCCATTCTGGCAGGTTGTTGAACCGTTCCAGGCCCCGCGTGCGGCTGGTTTGCGTTTTCCAGCCCCGCAACAGCGCAAGCACCATGTCCGGGGAAAAAGGAATGGGGCGTTCTTTCACAAGTGTTTTCATAAATTATTAAAAATTATTTCTTTATTTCATTGATAAGGCGCAGGATCTCTTTCTTATGCCTGTACATCACGTCTTCACTCACGCCCAGCGCGCGGCACAATTCCCGCCAGGTGTAGGACTTGGCATCCCCCACCCCAAGCACTTTAACCAGGATCCCGGCATTCAGGGCAATGTGCCACAACGTCAAATCCATGCTTCCGGGATGCACCCGGAAAAGGCGGAAGAACTGTTTCACCACCTGATCACGCTTGGCATGGTAATACTCGTCCAGAAGGACAAGCTGATCTTCCGTAAATTCTTCCCGTGGGAAGTCTGCAGGCAATCCTTCCCCCGCGTCACCATCCGCTGGGGGGCTGGCCGGGAATTGTTCAAGGTCTTTCACATGGACACGCAGAAACCATTCTGAATATTTATTGCTCATTGATATTAAATGCTAATTGTTAAGCACTCCCAGTTTGATTTTATTTTTTTTCAGCGTCATGTGAACGTCCACAAACAAGGATCCTCCAATACTTGCCATGACAAGCGTCCCGTTGTTGCGCCATTTTTTCACGGTTTCACGGCTGGGGGCGCTGGACGGCAAAAACAGGCCCGGAACTTTTGGCAGATCCTTCAGCCGGCAAAAACGGGGCAGGAACTTGATCTGATCCCCCGCCGTCTGCACGTTCCCCAGGGCCACCACGCATTCAGGATTCTGGCTTTCCATTGGCAACAACATTTTGAATTTGAATTCCTATGGTGGAGAAAATTTCTTCTAAGTCTTTTCTCCTTATGCTTTCTTCACCATGCAGCCGGAATAAAATTATTTGCGACAATATGGCGGCCAGACCCTCTTCCTTGGCGTTCAACGGCAAGCCGGACACAAGATCCACAGAACTATCCATGAGCGTGGCAATATACTCTTCAAACGCTTCCTTTTTCGGCGCGGACATTACTGTTTTCTCCTTTCTGTCCTGGTAACTACGAAAATCCCGGAAATTTTCAGCAAATCGTTTATCCGCTTCACGGAAATCCCGGTCACCCCGTGAAGTTGGCACAATATCATTTTTGCGATGATTCCCACGCAGAACAACCCCAGTTGCTCGCGGGGAGTGGTTTTCACCATTTCCCGGACAGACAATACAATTTCATCAACGACTTTCTCCCGTGAACCATTTATTTTTGCATGGTGCATATGGATTTCCGGATTTGCCCCGCTGGGGGCGGACTGATTGAATTCATTATTTTTTCTCATATTATTGTGTGTTGATAGTTAATTATTATTGAAGTTTAAGGCCATATTGAGACAGGGCCCTGGAAATGTACTTGATCAGCGGGTGCCCTTTGGAGGGGTCACGCTCCACAACCTTCAGGCACACGGCATACAGGCACATGACATGCACCAGGACTTGCTCCTTCATTTCTTGCGGCCATGTTTCCACGGCTTCTTCCATGCCGTCATACAGGCGCGCACTGGATTCCAGGAGTTGCTCCGGGGACTGGTTGCCTTCACAATCTTTGGTAAGATTCATTGGCGTATAGGGTGAAGGTTATCTCAAATTCAGGTCCGGATCCTGGCCGCTGACAACTACCGGACGCGGAACACCCGCAGCCCCAGCCGCGGGAATAGGGGCCGGAACCGTGGGCAACGCTGCCACTAGGTCGCAATTCCGCTCCTGGCGGGACAACGCTTTAATGGTCAGAAGCGTGGAAATATCTACTCCAGCTTGAGCTGCCTGAATGGCAAGTGTGCCATACGTCAACGCAGGAATTCTAACGTCTATATTACTGTTTTTCGTAATTTCGTTTCTCATAACTGGTATGACAACTATAAAAAATCGTAAAACTCGTCAAGTCTCTATTTCGTATTTTTCGGAAATTGCTGTTTTCAGTCTTGCCAGTTATTCAAGATTTTAGTAAATCGGCACGCATGGACTATTCTGTCGAAAGCATAAAAAAATGGTTAAAGAGTACCGGAAAAGATCGTAATTGGTTAGCAGAGAAGCTTTATGTTAGCAAATCAACTGTTGATAATTGGCTTGCTCCTTCTACTCCAACACCAATTCCAAAATCAAAGGCAGCTTTTATTCATTCCCTGATGGAACAATCTCAAACTGTTGAAAGCAAAAAGGTTAATTATGATGACGTGCTTACTTTTTCCGTCCGCCTGACGCCGGAAGAATGGAAAGCCCTGCTTCCGCCTCATGTGGATCCGAAAGACTATGCCGCCGCGGAAAAGTATATCAGGAACCTTCTTCAATCCATCGTGGATTCCACCCCCCCCATGCCACGCCCCCAGGAGCCAGACAACAACGCATGACCCGCTTTTCAACTTTAGACAAAAAAAGGCCGTCACCCCTCACGGATGACGGCCTTTTTATGAAGTGAAATTTAATTCTTTTTTAATTTTTGCTGACGTTCCAAGGCGTTTTTGAGCCATGTGAAAACGGGCCCCTGGCGTTCCCAGCGAATACAGCGTTCTGTTATTTTTCCCTTCTTAGGGCGGATCCGGAAAAATAGGTCACAACGCACTTTGGCACTTTTCCCATCATTATACGTCCAAAACCACGGACGGCACCCAAATTCCAGCGTCCCAGTATTGCCGGCCATTTTTGCGATAAGAATATATTTCAGGTCAATCTTCTTGCCGCTCAAATAGGCTTTTTCTTTGGCTTTCATGGCACTCTCATATTTATTCCATTGAGGGTTCAAGTCAGATTCTATGTCTTTCAAAAATTTTTTCAGGGGATAATAACCGTAATTGTCCGTTGCCGGAATACTGATAGATGCTTCTTTTTCGTTTTTGTCATCCAAAATGGTCATGATGATATTTCCCTTTTTATCTTGCTCAAACAAGATCCCCGAAGAATTGACGTTCTGGCCGTCATTGTCATCATTCAAGTTCCTGGTAATAACTTCCAGGGGCTTGATCTCCGTGGCTTCTTCCGCATCTTCCGCGGGAACATCTTTACGTTGAACGCTGAATGTATCTTGAGCCCTCAAGGGTAGCGCAAAAGCTCCTATCATGACTAGTATATGCTTAATTGTAATCCTCATGACAAAAACCATTATTATCCCCATAAAGTCCACTTTGTCAATCTCCCCAAATCCGGCCACAAAACCGGCGGCCATCTCTGGCCGCCGTAACTCTCTTTCACTGAACCATCTTAAGCAATTGCTCCAGCCGCTCCAACATGGGCGCGGCCCCAGCTTTCAAAATAGGCACATTGTCCTTAGACTTAATATTCTTCCTGGCATTCTTAACAAAATCAATCAAATACCGCTTGCCCAAAACATCAATCATCTCCTGATCTACAACGCACTCGCCCCCAAACATCAGCCATTGCCAAAGCCTCTCCTTGGTCTTTTCCGCGAACTCCTCCCTTTGCATCCTCTCTCCGTACAGCCACGCCACAGCCATACACCCTTCACAATCGCCAATCCATTTCAGCAGCTCCGGACAACGCTCCGCCTCATACGTCAGCGCGACGGAGCAAAAAGGAGCATCCGGCATGCTGGTCATGCTCTTCCTTTCGGTCATATCCATCTCCAGCAGCTCGCGATACTGTTTCCTCGTCTCCTTATTTGATTCTCTGGCAATGATAAACGCCAGCACGGGCTTGTCACTATCGCCATAAAAAACGGTGCATTTCAGGCCGCCGCCCGCAAACTCACGCAGCAAAAAACGCGCTGCGGCGTCCAACTGCGGATACAACGCCACCGGCTCATCCTCTTTAAGTGCGTACTTGACAGACTCCAGCACGGTTTTTGCCACACCAGGGGAAACACTCTCAACCGGCCGCCGGTAAATATCCCCTGTAAAAATAGTATGATGATTGAATGTTAAAGACATAAGTTATATAGGATTTAATTCTCTCCCTTGAATTTTCAGGGGAGAATACACCTTCCAAATCACCTATAAATCCCAATAAGTTTCAATCCACGCTCCCGGCTTGCGCCGGAAACGAATTGTAGAATCGGCTTTATCCCCTTCTACTAATAGGTTTCAATCCACAGCCCCGGAGGGCTGAATAAGCGGCCGCCTTGCGACGGCCGCTCTGTAAGGAATAGAATGAATCTAATCCAGGACCAGAAAATATAACTTTTTCAATATCCCCAAATAGATTTCAATCCACAGCCGCCCGTTTCCGGACAACTGACCGTTCAGAAAGAACACCCTCCTTTTCACACACTTTCGCCCCCTGTGCAAATTTTTTTTCATCATCCACAACTTTTTTCTTGCTTTTGAATACCTAGTATTCTAAATTGATCTTGTTGACGGGAGGTAAGGAACCCGGAGACACCATCAGAAAAACCAAAACAGAAAGAACAAGACAATGAACAATTACGAAATCATCGAAGACAACGCCGGCACGCTCCACATGTACGTCTGGAACGAAGAAGGAAGCCTGATATTCGGCTCCCCCGTCCGCGAAGAAGACATTCAGCCCTGCATTGACGACGTGGAAAACGCCGCCGCATGGGACGAAGACACGGAAATGCTCGCCTACTTGATGGAAGAAAAAGAACTGTCCACCCTGGAAGAAGCCAGAGAAGCCTATTATGACTCCCTCACCGGCTATGAATACGGCTGGCATCTCATTGCCGACAATGAAGGCATTTACGCCTCCTACATGGGCGCGGCCGGAATGCAGGCATTCGGCCTTGCCGCCGCTTAACCTATTTCCAGGGGGAGGCGGTAAAACGCCTCCCCCCTCCCTCTCAACAAAACAACCAGAAAGAAACAAGACCATGCAAACGCAAATCAACATCGCCGTCAAAGACAACAAAACCATAACTGTCCAATGTCCCTACCACCCCTCCAACATCAGCAAATTCAGGGCGGCGGCCGGAAAATGGAAAAACAACCGCTGGGTGCTTCCGGACTGCGAAAACTCCAGAAAACTGCTCCATGAATTATTCAACTGGGTGGAAGGCTGCGGAACAACCCAAATCACGCTGGACTTTTTGAAGAACGACAACGTTAAATGCGAGGACTCCGTGTATACTTACAAAGGCTACGTCCTCGCCTCCCGCCGCTCCCGTGATGCAAGCGTCACACAGCCTCACGGAGTCATTTTGAGCAAAGGCAGCTACCCCGAAAGCGGCGGCTCCGTAAAAAATCCTGGCCCCGCCGTGGAAACAGATGAAAACGGAAACATTGAATACATCCTGACCATGTTTGACGGCCAAAAAAACGAAACCACAGACGCGGAACGAGCCATGAAACAAATACAGGCACACATCAAAACCCTGAAAAAGGAAATCATTGCCGCAGGACTCGACGATGAACAAAAATTCTCCGCGGCATTGGACTACCTAGCCATAGAACTCCTCCACCCGTCAGAAAAATAAACTTGCTATCCCGGAACAAAACTGTAGGGATGCCGTGAACTGCGGCATCCCTGCCACCAAGCCATGACCCCGCAAGAATTTATTGATTATCTCGCCAAAACCCATAATCTCAAACACTCCCAGGCCGTACTAAAGGCCGTCGAACTCTTAGGAGTAACCAAAGACGGCATTTATAAATGGCTCAAGGGTGCAAAAAATCCGCACCCTGGCAAGCTGAACCACATGCGGCTTATTGTGGAAAACGACGCCTTGAAAAAACGGGTGAAGGAACTGGAAGAAAAACTCAATCAACAATAACGCAATGGCCCGCCTATCAATCAAAGGAAAGCTGCAAAAGGCCCGCACGAAAGGGAAAGCCGTCTCCATCCTCACGGAATGGTCAAAAAATTATAAAGGCCAAATCCTCTATGTCATCAACGCAATGGACAAGGCGAAAGCGCGCGGCGACCTGCGCGCCATTGGCTTCCTCATCGGCGAATTGACCGCCATTCAGGGCAAGCTTTTCACCGGCCTCAACAGCATCACTCAACAACTCATTCAGCCGGACCTGCCCGCCCTGGACCCGAACGACAACACGCCCCTTTGGACGGAAGAAGAAGAGTGATTCATCATTCCCCCGGCTTGGTTCGCCCAGCCGGGGATTTTTTGCGTGGAAAATAAAAAAAGATCACAAAGTGAACTTTTTACTTGATAAAAAGTTCACAATGTACTAAGTTGTGTTCATGCCAAAGAAGATACGGGAGTTAATCAAAATGCTTGAAAAGGCAGGATTTACCCTTGACCGTTGCCGGGGTGATCATCGCCAGTACAAAAAGGGCGGTTTGCTTTACACCGTTTCCGGCAAGCTGGGACAAGACGCCCAGCGTTACCAAGAAAAGGACGTTGAAAAACTCTGTAATCAGGAAAGAAAGAACAAGAAGCATGAAAAATAAAACTCATTATACGCGCGTTATTGAATGGTCTGAAGAAGACCAGCTTTATCTGGGAAGCCTCCCTGAACTTCTGTTCGGGCATTGCACCCACGGAACTACTGTGGAAGAAGTAAACCGCAATCTTGACGAATGTGAAGAAATGGCCCTGGAATCCTTGAGTGAAGAACCGGTCCGGGGGGTACGGGTACTAGTTTTTGCTCCCGGAAGCCGCCGGAACTGGATTGTGAAAAACAAGGTAGCTAAATTAAGGCAAAACCTGGACATGGGGCAGAAAGAATTTGCCGGGCTTCTGGGAACATCCATCTCCACCCTGAAAAAATGGGAAAGCGGGCAGCGCACTCCATCAGGCGCGGCAGCCAAGCTCCTGGAAGTGCTGGAACGCAATCCGGAAGCGGTCTTGACCAAATAAAAAAAGGCGCCCTCCAAATGGGGGGGCGCCTTTTTGTTTCCCGGCGGATCACAGGCGGGCAAACTGGACGTGCATCCAGTCATAGTCCCGTTCCCGGCCCAGGGAAACGGCTCCATGCGCTTCCCATATCTGCCACCACTCTTCACATTCCGGGCGAGAAAGCCCGGCATGGGGGGCCTTGCAGGAATAACTATTGCGGTCCGGATCAAAATCCAGGGCAATCCCCCAGGCGTGCATGCTCTTGCTTTTGCCGGTGGCCGTGGCGCGGTCATTGTAGGATCCTCCATACTGGTCCAGGTGCAACGCGCGGATCCGGTCCAGGCCGTACACCTCCAGGACTTCCGCCAGGGCGGCCTGAACGTCCTGGGCGATTGCCTCATGTACCCGGATTGTTTTGACGGGGCGCCCCTCATAATACAGGGGGTAGGGCGGGGCGATGGAAACAAGGTTGTTTTCATCCCCTGGGCGGCCAAAGATGGACAGGCCGGCCCGGACTTCCGCCTGGGACGGCCAAGACCGGGGAAGGGCAATATCCAGGGCGGCAGCTATGGCGCGGGCCGTGGCAGGGCCTGGGATGCCGTCAGGCGTCACTTTTACGGCTGCCTGGACGGCTGACCATATTTCATGGCAGCGTAATTTCAGGGCCACGGCGGCAAGCGTCTTCGGCCCCGGCAATCCATCCGGAACCAGTCCCAAGGCCCGCTGGACGGGCTTGAATTCATTACATTCTTTGATAATCATAGAGTTATTTTTCTAATTTTCTTTCAATCGCGTTTACTCGAACGGCCAACTCCTGAAGGACTTTCCCCGTTTCCACCTGGGCGGCGGTTTGCTCGTGCATCACGGCGAGCATTTTGTCGTTCCAGGCATCGAACTTTTCCCCCATCCAGTAGGCCACCAAAAAACCCGCAATCATGCAGGCCGTCGTGCGGTGCCGGTCGATCCAGTCCACGATTTTCAGATACCATTCAGCGGCTTTGCACATGGCGGCCAGTCTGTTATAAGGTTTTCGGGATTGTTATTTAGTAAGCTTTTGCACCACTGGGGCAACGCCCGTGTCCGGCTGTGCCTGGGAATAGGAGATATGCCCCTGCTCAATGACGAGGCAGGAGCCGTCCTTGCAAATGGTCGTGTGATCCGGCGTCACGTCCACGGAGTGCCCACAACCCTGAAACAGGGAAAGACCGAGAGCGCCAACAGCGGCGGAGGCTAAACCCAGCAGGGCCTTTTTCCACCAGGAGGACGCGCCGGAAGCCTTGATGCCGAGGTAGTCACGGACATCACCCAGCGCGTGCTTGCCGATAATAGGCAGGGCTTGCTGTGCCAGCCGCACAAATGCCGCCTGCTGTGGGTCGGTTAATTCTTCCCAGGGCTTCCAGCCGCCGCCGTTGTCCTCTGAAACTACCGAGTAAAAATCCCGGGCAATTTCCAACGCGTGATTGCATTTATTATTAGTAGTCATATGATTATATATTGCTTGTGGTTGTGAAGTGCTTGAAAAACGCCACGGCGGCGGGGTCATCGACCAGCAGGGAGGGATCATCCTCAGACGTAAACGTGCGGATTGCTCCCGTGCCGTCTTGGCGAGCCTCAACCTGGAGAGACACCTTATCCTGGCCCATCATCCGCGCCCAAACCTGCGTTGCCACCCAATCCCCCCCTTTGTCCTGGATGGCGGAAGCAAGTGCGAGATAAACCGGGGCTTGCTCTTCCGGCAGGTCTTTCAGGAGCCTTTCTTCTCCGTGGCTCCACCCGTCTGGCTTGGGTCCTACAAATCTGATAACGCCTGCAAGCGGGTCGAACTTGGCCCCTAACTCTTTTGGAGCATCATAAATGATATGTATTAACATGTTGTGTTATATTTGTTAGATCAATTAAAGGCGTGAGTGCCGAGGTAGATTTTCCCCGTGTCGGAAGCAATGTAGAAAGTAGTCGCATCCTTTTCTGCCAAAGCTGCATATTGGGCGTCCGTCAGGTCTGTCCGCACCTTCGCCCACCGTGCATCACCTTCCGAGCGGTTCAGGATGGACTCATCGTTCAACGCAGCGGAATGAGGTTTAGTGATATCCACCGTAGCAGCCGATGTCATGCCCCTGAAATATACACTGTAGGCATCCGTATCACTTCTGATCACCAATTCTCCATAGGTCGATGAAATATAACACGCAGGGCCGGACCCATAGATTTTAAGCTGGTTGGATGGGCCTACATCGCAGCCGTTTTTCAGGGTAGCTTTCCCGGACAAATTCAAGCTTTGGTCCATCGTAACCCCTGAATGGAAAACAGCACCATCCGCAACATCAATCCCCCCATTTGCATACAATCGAAAATCTGTTCTGGGATGCCAGCCAGTCGCCTGATCATACGTTATCCCAAAAAGTATATAATTAAGATCATCAGTGAAAAATTGTACGGGGCCAACCAGCTTTTCCGGCAGGGCAAGACTGGCTGCGTTGCCTCTCAAATTCAGGGAGGCTTGAGCGGTGTTGGCATCGTAGCCGATAGACATGTATTCTCGCTCGCCGGCATCCTTAATGATAATAATAGATTCGTCTGGCGATTCATAAAATCCCCGCAGACTACCGCCGGGGAGGCCGTCAGAACCATAAAGAGATAAATCTTCGCCCACGTTCAGACCTGTGTTGATGATGGCTCTCCCGTCCACTGTTAAGGATTGCGCCATGGTGACGCCGCTGGTAAACGTGGCCGCGCCGGTTATACTAAGAGTGGAAGCATTCACCCTGTTAACATTAACGACATTGCCGGAAATTTCTGTAGCAGAAGCAAGCCCCGAGACATGCACAATATTGTTGTTTGGGTTGGCGAAAATCGTTGCTCCTCCGTTACTCAAAGTAATTTTTTTACCGGCAGATACGGACAGGCCGTCAGAAAACACAACCGAGCCCGCGAATGTGCCGCCCTGGGCCGTCAAATTCCCGTTAATAGTCAGGTCTTCAATCTCTCCCAAAGTCCCCGGATCTCCCTTTTCGCCCTGGGGGCCTTGCGGGCCAGCGGGACCGGTTTCGCCGGTTTCACCTTTCGGGCCTTGTGGTCCAGCCTCTCCGGTTTCACCCTTCGGCCCTTGCGGCCCGGTTTCGCCGGGATCTCCTTTCGGCCCTTGCGGCCCGATTTCGCCGGGATCTCCTTTCGGGCCCTGGGGCCCAGCCTCTCCGGTTTCACCCTTCGGCCCTTGCGGCCCAGCCTCTCCAGTTTCACCTTTCGGACCCTGAGGGCCGACTTCCCCGGTTTCACCTTTTGGCCCTTGCGGCCCTGGTTCCCCGGTTTCACCCTTCGGCCCTTGCGGCCCTGGTTCCCCGGTTTCACCCTTCGGCCCCTGGGGCCCGGTTTCGCCGGAATCTCCTTTGGGCCCTTGCGGGCCGCGGCCAATGATAATTTCAACCCGGCCCGTCTCCGCTGCGGGAATGGCAGCCGTCACATGCCACATGGCCAGATCTGACGGAGCAGCGGGCGTGATCCTTTCGGCAATCTCCATTTCCCCCTTCAGGACCGGGAATTCTGCACCGTCCGGGAACCGGAGAAATACGTCATAAAACGCCCACCCGGTGGGGAGGCCGGGAAACTTGATGCTTATGCAGTTGTCATGATTTATATCGCTGCATTCCAAAATCTGGCCACACATGCGGCGCGTCCTGGAACAAGCGGCGCGGAGAGTGCAGCCGGCTAAATCCATCCCGGAGGGCGGGACAAGGGACAAAACCAGTACGCCCGGCACGTATGCCGTGGCGGATATGTCGAAAATGGCAGGATCTTGCATATACCTATATCCCTACAATCTCTTTCAGGTTTTAATCCGCCATGACAATTTGACCCGGTTTCCAGCGGTCCAGAATGTCTCTTATATCCTTAAGCGTCATGCTTTGTTTCTGTGTTTCCCCCAGGATCGAGGATGACATTCCAAGGCTCTTTCCGCCGTTGCCGACTTCCACGCCGGTTTGCTTGATTATGTCATTCAATCCTGGTCCTTCTCCAATGGATTTTTGACGGGCCCGGATCCGGTCCAGGGCCACGTCCCGCCGGGCCATGCCGGCGGCGTCCTTTTCATCCATGCCGGCGGATTTGTAGCTTTCCGTCTTTTCCCGCAAGGCGATTTCATCCCGGATTTTTTGTGCCTGTTTGTCCAGGCCCGCAATTTCCGCGGCCAGCAAGTCCTGATTTTGACGGGCGCCGGATTCCATTTTTTCATAATCCTTCTTCGCATCAGCCAGTTCTGCATATTTTTTCCGTAGGTCATCCAGGGCCTTAATCTGCTTCATGATGGCGTCTGTTGGCTCCTGTCTGGACAAGTCGGCAATGCGGGCCGTGATGCCGTCCATACCGGGCGCGGCGCCCATGCCACGGGCTTCCTGGTCCAGCCATTCCCCCCGTTCCCGGAAGCTCTTTTTCTTGTATTCCCGGTCAGACTGGCTTTTCATCCAGGCGTCTTCCATCTCACGGAGTTTCTTCCGGTTCTGCTCCGCCTGCTTTTCCGCCTTTTCCCTTTCCTTGGCGAGTTCCGCCAGACGTTTTTCCGCCGCGGCCTGGTCCTGGATTCTTTTGATTGTGGCTTCACGGTAAAATTTAAATTGTCGATAAAGATCTTGATAATCAGAAACAAATTTCGCCTGGATCTGCCATTCAGAATTCCCGTATTTTCCCCCGTCTTCCAGGTCAGCCAATTTCCCCTTTTCAGCACGTAATTTTTCTAAAAGCCGATTTCCAATCGCATCCACGTCCGTTTCCGTCTTCGCTTTAGCCATACCGTCATTAAATGCCCGGCGCTCATTGGCAAGCTCACGATCCTTCCGCCCGGAATTCTCCTTCAGGGAATAGTCCTTATAGGGTTCTCCCTCGCCGCCGCCGGGCGCCGCCGGCGCGCCGGCAAGCTGCCGGTAAATGTAGGAGATCCCTTCACCAATCGCCACCACGGCCAGACCAACGCCCGTTGAAATGATGGCGGATTTGATGGCAATCATGGCCGCGCGGACGGAGGCCGCAATTCCCGCGGCGGCGGCACGGACCGCACCCGCGGCGGTGGCGGCTCCGGTCCGTATCGTGTTCCACAACCCCGCCCAACTGCCTTTGGCGAGCAATACCCAGGAGGACATGGCCGTCAGGCTCCCCTTCGTTTGCGCCATAGCCGCCACCATTTGAGAACGGGAAGTTAAAAAGGCCGCCCCAATTCCCAAAATGGCCGTCGTGACATGATCCGCATTGTCCGCTACCAGGGCCAGGGCAGGGCCTACCGCCTCGCCAAACGCAATAGCCGCATCAGCGGCCCGGAACAGGAGATCCCCCGCTTTTTGGCCCCATTCTGCGGCGGCGTCCCCCCAGCCCACCAGCCGGGAATCTACTTGTTCCATCAGGGCGCTTAATGGCCCCAGCAAGCCGGATCCAAAATTTTCCTGCAGGTTGCCCCAGGCGTTTTCAAAACGTTTCAGCAAGCCTTCCCAGCTTTTCCCCACTTCCTGTTCCGCTTCTTTCAGGGCGCCGCCGTCTTTGGCAAGTTCCCGGATGGCCGCGGCAACGTCATCAAATCCAATGCCTTCCTTCAGTTTTTCCTTCAGGGCTTCTCCGGACAGACCGGACGTTTTTTCCACAGCTCCCAACAGGTCCACCTGGGCGGCGTTGAACGCCTCCATGATTTCCGAAGTAAAGCCCTTCAGGCCGCCGGATCCCTTGACCATAGCGGCCACCAGGGCGTTCATTTTGCTTTGGTCCCCCTGGGCAATGGTGGCAAGCTGGCGGACCAGATCCGGAGCAAAGCTTTCGGATATGCCGCCCCGGATTAACTGCGCGGCATTCTTGAACATCTCCGTGGGGGTGTATTGTGAGGTCAGCGCCCATTCATTGATGCTTTCAAGGATCCTTTTTGCTTCTTCCGCGCTGCCCGTCAGGCCCGTCAATTCCTTTTCCACGCGTTGGATGGCTGCCGCCGGAGCCACGAAGTCAAACGCCTTCTGAATGGCGCCGTCAATAGCGGCAAAAGCCGTTGAAACCATGTCTTTTATCCCGGTAAAGGCAAGACCGATACGCGCCGCTTTAGCCGTCGTGGAATTCACAAGCACGTCCATTGACTTTTGAATTTCCGTCAGGGATTGCTTGAATTCGGCGGCATCCGCTCCCAGAGTTACAGTTACGTCAGACATGGCAATAATCGGTTAATAACCCATGAATTTTTCCACGCGGTCCAACGTGGACCGGGAACTGTTTTTGGAAAACAGGGCGTACCGGGCGCCGGTGCGGACCAGCACCATAACGGCCTGCTGCTTCACCTCGTCAATGAGGCGGCGGCGATTGTGGAACCCCGTGATGATATAGGCCAGGGGGTCAAGGTTGTTCGGATCATTCAGCCAATTCCAGTCTTCCCACCGGGCCAGAACTTCGTCCATTGTGTATTTCCCGTCCCGGCTGCGTTTTTCAAACCACCATGTTACAGCCCCGCCGGGGGCGGCAATGCCTTCGCCAATCACGCGGGAAAATCCCGGCGTACTGTTCAGCAGCGGGAACCCAAGCGTGATCAGGCACGCGGCAAGTTCCGTGTTCCGCGTGCTTTCAAAGTCTTCCGGCGTCAGGATGGCGCCGCTTTCTCCTATTTGATTTCCTGTCATGATCTTTATAATATGTTAAAATTGAATGAATAATTCATAGATGCACTTGTAAACCATGTATGTTTCAGACGTGCCGGCAATCGCCGGGGCAGGGGTAGCCCCCAGGACCAACCAGGCCGCCGGGGCATCCTCCGCATGGCGGCGGCCAACAAGGGCGCGCATCACTTCCGCAACGGCACAGGAAAAAGCGGTCACATCCATGACCAAGCCGGACGGATCCGCTTCAGAGTACCGTTGCCGGTACATGATTTCCCCGGTGATTTTGTAGGTATAGTTTCCGGCAACGATTTCATCCGCGCCCGTAACATTGACCAGCAGGGCACTATCTGCGTCTTTTTCTTCGTCCGTTGGTTCCCATATGGGGACATTCACAAATTCCGGGCGTTCATGGAGCGCTTTAGCAATGATTTGTGCAACAAGTTCCGTATTCATAGTTAGTTATTGTAAATATCCTTGTCCCAGCCGTCAGGACCGGAAAGAATATAGGAATCCGTCACTTGCCATTCCTTTCCGGATCCTTCCACGGACGTTCCCAGGCATAGCCAGTCGAATTTCCCGGACGGAGATTTGAACGGACCGGGAGGATCCGCAATCGTACAGCATTTTTGATAGGTGACCGTTGCGGGATCCTCGACCTTGTAACGCGCCTGAAGGACAACTTGAGGACTGTAAAAGCTCGTGACGCCTTTTTTCAGCTTTTTGATCAATTCGCTGGTGTCGTCGCCAATGATGCTTTGTATAGTCTTTTGCGTAACGGGCTGCCCCTCTTTGGATATGTCTATCTTGGACCCCATGCACCCGCCGTTCACCAGCCGTTTCAGGGCATCCAGCTTTTCCCCGGAATAGCTTTCCGCCAGTTTGTGCGTCAAAATCGGTTGAGGGACAGCGGTACACGTCAATGAGTATTGGGGATTGTCTCGCGATTCTCCCGGCATCTCAAATTCTTCTTTCCCGTCCATCGCCTGCCGGCGGATCCGGCATTCGGCAAAATCCCCCGCCTTGCGGGTAACGGTGGCCGTGATGGCCCATTTATCCCCGCCCGCGGCGGTTTTCTGGTCCGCATAGGCGCACATTTCCGCCCAACTGCCTTCCCAGATTTCTTCTGTGTAGCTGCCGGAGACAGGCTCCCCTTTCCCCTCATTGACCGCACAATACACGCGCTGGACTTGTTCAATCGCCATAAGTTTCTAAAAATGAATTGTCTTTTTCGATTATTTCAGCAATTTTGCTCCGGATGGCCCCCTGTTTTGCCTGATCCACATACGCCCAGCGGGTGGCCTGTCCCTCCTGGACAAGCCATGCATGGACGTATTGGAGCAAGGCTTTCAGGGGCATGTGCTTGATATAGTGTTCCGTCCAGCCGGTCGCGCGGGCCATGATCATGATCAACGCCGCCCACCCGTCCGGCTCCGCGAGTTTTTTGACGGGGCCCTTTCCGGATCCGGGATCCCTTCCGATTGCGCGTTCATGATCGCGTTCATTTCTGCCGTCATCCCCGCCACAATTTCCCCCAGGGAAGCAAACCCCACGCGCCCGGCAAAGGACAGGACAGACCGGCGAATGGCTGCGGCATCGTCAAATCCGCCGCCGGCTACCAGGCGTACCACCTCATCTTCCGGGGCCGCATGCACCCATACAAATTCCGCCAGGGCGTACATGCTCATCTGGTCCGGTTTTTCTTCCGCGGCGGGGGTGGCGTCGTTTTCCACACCGGACGAGACCCTTTTCCGGAATCTGTCCAGGCAGGAGTTCCCCAGGAGTTCCAGCATCGCCATGCTGGACAGGCTGACGGGCCGGACTTTCAGTCCCTTCACTTCCGCCTGGGGCAGATCCCCGGCAAGAATGGATTGCGTATTTGTGATTTCTCTCATGATAATTTATTTATTATAAATGGTTATTTACAAGGTAGGCACGTAAGAGACGGGCTGCTCCATATCTTCCCTTTCCATGTAGTCGTCCATTTCTCCGCGTTCCACGGATCCTTGAGCTTCTTCCAGGCTAAGGCTTTCCAGCGGCAGTTCTCCTTCTTTCAGGCCGCCGGCGCCGCCTTCCAGGACGTCCAGGAATTTTTCCATCTGTTCCCCTACAATCTCACGCGCCCGCTCCTTATCCTTGATCAAATTCCGGTTGCCGAACGTCACAACCGGATAAAACATGTAAAGGACCCACCCATGCCACATTCCCGTTTTATTCTGGTAATCGTACCCTGTACAAATACCATCCCAGCCCCGGACGGGATCCTGGTCCTGGCGTATCAAACGGACCTCATGGCCCGCGGCGCAAATACAGGCAGTGATCCCTATGTCTTCCGGGATCCCCTTCCGCATGGGCACTTTCCCGGAGGCTTTCAGGGCATCGTGCAGGACGTCCGCCCGCACGGCATTACACATGCCGCTGGCCCAGTCCATGTCATCAGTGAGTTTCATTCCCACCTGACCCACAGGGGCGGCGCGGAAAGCATCCATCATCCAGCACCAATCCCGGACAATCGTGTCACAATCCAGTTTGACGATACAGACGGCGTTAAATTTGCGCGCGGCAATTCTTTCACAGATAATTTCCCCCTGCACGCAAGGCCGCCCGTTCAGGTTCCCCAGGCGGGGGAAGTAGGTCTTTTGATAAAAATCACAGACAGGGGCATAAGGCAGGGGGTGAAGTCCATCATCAAAGACGGCCACACGCAAGCCGGGCCACGCTGCGCGCGTCAGTTCCAGGGCCCGGAGGCATTGACCCAGGGCGCGGGCATCACCCCCATAGGTGAAGATGCAAACGGCAAAAACGCTTTCACGGTTAAAATCAGGCGGTTGAATGGTAGGGATCTCGGTCATATACTTATATCCCCGCCGTCTCTTTTGGCTATTGCGATGGCCGAAAACCAATTCCCCACAACTGATCAACTACCCAGGATATGTTCACATTAAGGGCCCCGTCTTCATTGTCTGTGTAATCAATAAATAGGCCAGGACCTAAAACCATTGACAAACATAGTTTTACCGTAAAAGTACGTTCCATGTTCCCCAGGTCTTCCTCTTCCTCCACTTCAATCCCCGGACCGCCAACGACACAGACAAGCATCCCGTAAACCTGGAAACGCAACATGTCAGGCTCAAAATCACGCTTTACTTTTACTTCACGATTCCCGCTTTCAACCTGTAATTGCGTTCCGACGGTGAATTTCTGCGTAACTACACCTGTTTCAGCATCTTCACTTGATTCCGGAGTTATCGAAATTCCGGTGCCAGCAACAAGCGTTATGTAATATTTACTATGTATGACAAAAATATTTTTGTCATCTTCCGAGGACTCTTTGACGATGATTCCATGTCCGCCAACGATGGAAATGCCTCCACTAGAAGATGAAATTTTAAACATCTTCCAGTACTTGCCATTTTCAGCGGCTTCCGTGTCCAGATCAACCTCAATTCCAGGCCCGGAAATGAGTGAGATTTCATAGGTATTTGAAATATTGATGACACGTGTCTTTTTCTCTATTTCGTCGAAGCTATCAATAATCGTAATGTCGGGGCCGGAAACAAAACTTAAGCTGTAAAGCTGCTTAACCTTATAGACCATTTTCCCGTCTGTTCTCTGGCTTTCTACCTCAATCCCGGTGCCGCTCACAACACAACATTCTTCCGTCACATAGACCGGGCCGCCCGAATGTTTCCAGATAAGTTCCTTGTCAATAGTTGCCAGGGGGAATTCTTTGGTCGTGTCACTTCCTTCCCCGGCTTCTCCCTGTTGCACGGTGGCAGTAGAAAATTCTCCCTCGTCGTCCAGTGTGACAACAAGTTTTATGTCCCCGGTGTAAGTGTCATTGGCAATCAGCGTCCATTCCTGTTCCCCGACGGGATGATCTTTACCTTTGACGATTACGCGCCCTTGGTGATAACACCAGCCCCAGGCGCCAGCATCATCCTTGCGGAACATGACGGCAAAATCCATTTCCGGAATGGGGGGGCCGTCAAAATGCTGCGGGACCATCATTTCCCCCGCGGCGGATCCAGCTCCGGACAAGGCGCGGATGCTATCCCCCAGGGCATTGAATTTTCCGGCGCTCAAAGGGTCGCCTTTTGCAAAAAACGGAATCATGGTTAGATACTTATGTGTTAAAATGGTTATCCCCGCATTGTCCTTTTGGCTTTGTTGAGCAGGTATTGCTTCACTTTTTTGTCACGGGCCCGGATCTTGGCGCGCACCGCGCCAGAAAGTAGTTGGTCGCAAACAAATGTCATTTGCTGCGTGTGATACCCCGTAGAATTGGTGATGATGATTTCCCACTTGCCGCCACGGTGCGCCAGCCTGGCCCGGCCTCCCCCGGCTCCGTGACGTTTCACCCAGGCGGGAATGCCGGTCTTGCGGCCACTCAACACGGCACCGGCCAGCCAGCCGGCGGCCAGACGCCCCACGCGGGACAATCGCCGCTTGTATTCCGCATTCAGGGCTTGCTTGGTTGTCCAGACCCGCGGGCCATGCCAGTCCAGCTTCATCCCTTTCCGTCCACGCTTCATTCCAAATTTTTTCAGATGCGCCCGCGGATCCACCAACAGCACATCATCTTTTGGCCGCGCAAGCATGAAGGGGGAAACGCGGAACGCCCCGTCATCATACGTCATCAACTGGCCCTTGCTCCGGAAATAGCGGGGCTTGGCAAATTCGGATCCCATAATGTCCCACTTGATCCGCGTTTCCTGGCGGTTCTTCGCTTCCGCCCCCTGGACGCGGGCGCCATTTTTCCCGCCGCCTGAAGGCGGGGTCCAGTCAATAGCCTCTTTCACAAAAATCCGGCCATAATCCAGGGCGGCTTCATGGGCGGCCTCATTTGCCCCGGATTCCAGGTCACGGCAAAGCCGGGCAAATCCGGACATGTTGAATTTTGCGGAGGTTTTCATGACGCAAGATCCATGTGGATCATGGGATCCGTGTTGCCGCTCGTTACCGTCGTGACATAGTACAAGGCCGGTTTGTCCCCCAGGGGGGCGGACACGGTGAGCCGGTCCCCGGTTTTCGGCATTTGCGGCAGGTCATTTGCCCTCACCATGCAATGAGCCGTGACCTGTTTTTCCGCGCCGCCAATTTCCACGGTATAGCCGACAGCGGCGGGGGAGACAACGGCATAACAATCCGCATACACGGTGCCTTTACGCAACAGGCGGATCCGGTCGCCCATTTCCCGGATCATGTCATTTCCTCCAGCGGTCAATAAGTCGCGCACACTCATACAGTCAGTTTTTCAAAAATCCCGCCGCCGGGCCGTTTGTACGGCCACAACGGCGGGATGATCACACAATAATACCGCAAAAATTATTCCGCCGGCTCTTCTTCGGTTTCAGAAACCGGGGTGGAAGCAGACGACGGGTCCGAACCAGAAGCCGTACTCAACAGGCGGAGGCTTTCCGGCATGGCTACCACGGATCCCACGGCGGCTTCCACGGAGTGCATAATGCCTTCCATGCCCGCCAGGACCCACTGTTTCAGGTACATCTTGATCCCGCCAACGCTGCCAAGTTCGGACACGAAAATAGCGCCGTTGTCGGTGGGGATCAGCGGCTGGCGGCTGATGATGCCAATGGCATTTTCGTACCCCATGTAACCAATGGTCTTCTTGTCGTCAGACAGGGATTCCAGGCCCGTGGCCTTGTAAATGCCGCCGATGCCATACACCCCAGTTTCCAGCTTGAGGCTGTCCGCGTTGTAAGGCGTCAGCTTGGCGTGGTAGGTGGGGTTCACGGTCAGGGCGGACACTTCCGGGATGATCAGGCCGGAAAGCACGGTTGCCACGTATTCCGGCGTGAAGCTGTCCAGCGTCAGGCCGGAAATCACTCCCGGCTGGGCGGTCTTGATCTGCGTGTGCAGATCCTTCAGGACCGCCTTTGCAACGGCTTCAATAGCTTTGTACAACTTGCCTTCCAGCCGGCTTCCGGCGGCCATGTCGTAGGACGTGACCAGGAACGGGCGGCTGTAGCGATGGCACACAATGTCCACGGCTTCCGTGGTCACATCAGATATGTTCCAGTCTTTGGCATCCTTGATCGCCTCTCCTACTGTCTTTGCAATTTCGATTTTCAGCGTCACAGAGGAACCAGGGCCAAACGCAACAATTTCATTCGTGTAATCCGTTGTGTAACGGTCCAATGGCGCGAATAGCTCGCTGATGGCGGCAAGGCTTTTGCTTGCCACGGTTTGCCAGCCCAGGCCGGCAATGCTGTTCGTGTTTTCCGTCATGTGCATGCTGGGCTTCTGGCCGGTCAAATTCGTAACCGGGAACAGATCCTTCATGTCAAACGGCTTGTTTCCTTTGTTGGCGATAGTCATATGTTTTTTGTTTTCTAATGGTTGAATGTTAGTATGTTGTTATTCTCCGGCTGGGGTGGAACCGAATGCGTAAACGGTCCCGCTCACGTCCAGTTTCACGGGGCCCGTGTTGGTCATGCTGCGCTTGACAGTCTCGATGAACACCGTTGTTGCCTTCGGCGTGTTATTCCAGATGGGCGGAATGGTATTGTTCAAAAGGAGGGTGCTTCCCATCGTCAGCGTATAATCCCCACCCAGGGGCAGGGCGCCGCTCATGCTGAAGCTTAACTTTTCGTCAATGATATGGACACCAATGACTTTCCCCATGTTATCCTTCTGTTCGTACTTTTCCATGCTCCCGTCGAAATTCATGCTTTCGACGAGGATTCCGGATTCACTGTTTTTGATCCCAAATTCCGGCGTGGTGCCGTAAAGAGTTGGCATGTGATTATTCCTTTCTTAATTGGTTCCCCGGTCTGACGGGCCGGGACGTAGGGATCTCAAAGAGCGGGGTTAGAGGTATTTTTTCACGTCCTCCGGATGGGCTATCATGACGGCTAGGCGGTCTTCCACGGGCAACGCCAGGAATTCTTCCTTGCTGGCTGGCAGGGCCACCGTTTGTTTCGGGGCGGCCTGTTCGGTTTCCGCCGCCGCCGGAAGATCGGCAACTGTAATTCCCAGGGAGGCCAGACGGGCCGTGACCTGTTTTTCCACCAGTTGAGCCGTAACGGCGGCCTGTTGTTCCTGGGCGGTTTTCAGCTTCGCCACTTGAGCCTTCAGGCCCTGGTTCATGGCGGCAAGGCGGCTGTTCTGCGTTTTCAGCGCTTTCACGGGATCCTTTTTCTTGCTGGCTCCCGTAAGGCCAAAAATACGCATGCAGATGGCACCCGCGGCGCTTTTCAGACTAAGGCGGCTGCCGGTCATGCCAGCGGTAGGCGTGGCGTCCTCGTCGTCTTCGTCGTCCCCTTCTTCCGCGGTGGGGTCTTCGTCCTCGTCGTCTTCATCGCCGGATCCGTCTTCCGCGGTGGCTGCCGTTTCGTCTTCGTCACCGTTCCCGGTGCTTTCTTCCTCGTCGTTATCACCGTTTCCGGTTCCTTCTTCGTCGTGGATGACTTCATCAACAAACCCGTAGGCAATGGCTTCCGCGGCGCTGTAATAGACGCTGGCCTTATGGTCATTGCTGACCTGCTCCCAGGGCTTCCCGCATTTTTCGCCATAGATGGCAAACATGCGTTCACGTTCTTTGACCAGCATTTCCGCATAGTTCATGATTTCGTCCGGATTGCCCCACACGCCCGCATAAGGCTGATGCACCATGAATTTGGCGCTTTCGCTCATGGCTACGGTATCGGCGGCCATGCACAGGAGGCTGGCCGCGCTGGCTGCCAGGCCGTGGACTTCCGCACGGACGGGCAGTTTGCATGACCGGATGGCGTCATACATGCTCAACGCGGAAAACACGTCCCCGCCGGGGGAGTTCACGCGCAAGGTGACGCTGGCCGCGCCCTGGCTGGCTGCGGCTTTCAGTTTGTCGGCAAATTCAAGGCACTGGGCGTCGTCCCACCCAATAACCCCGGTAACGTCCACTACCGCCACGGCCCCGGAATCTCCGGCTTGCATGATCAGCGTTGGCAACTGGTATGTCTTTTTTTTACTCATGATATGATACAGGTTTCCCTATATAGTTTCCCCGCCGTCTCTTTTGCCCCTCTCTTCGGTGCCGGCATTTTCCGGTTCGTCATCTTCCGGGGGCGGCCCTGGATTTACGTCATGGGCGGCATGCGTGGAACCTATGGCCCCCGGCAAAAGCTCCGTAATGGGGATGCCGTGGACTTCGGAAATTTCGTGTGCGCGCCTCAACAGATCCGCCCGGCGCTCCAGGATGCTTTCCGCTGTCATGCCTTCCGTGGCGAGCGTCCAGCGGTCCGCGTCCGCCAGTCCTTCCCGGATCAGGTTCATGGCAAGGCCGCCTTCCCGGCCAAGGTCGATTGTCAAATCGCGCTGCCCCACCCACGCCACGTTTTCCCAGGCGGGATCCTTGCAGCGGGGAAGGCGGCCCGCCTCCATTTCCAGAGCCAGAACATGCCGGTAAATCCGGTTCATGTACACTTCCCGCGTGTCCTTCCGTTCATCAATCCACCGTTTCAATTTGGCGAGGATGAGCCGGGCCGCGGCGCTTCCCAATGCGTTAATGTCAAAAAGGACTTCCGGGGCAAGCCCCACGCCGTAGGCTATTTCCGCCAATAAATCCTTAATGAAAGCGGCCACGTTCGGGGAAGGGCGCTGGTCATAGATGGCCTTCAGATCCCGGCCTGGGGCCAGACTCACCACGCGGGCCCCCCCGCCGGTGACAATTTCAAAGGATTGCGCCGGGTTCTCCGGCTTTTCCTCACAACCCGATTTCTTTTGGGCTCCGATGGCTACGGCCATGCCGGGGGCCTTGTCGGCGTCCGGTTTCGTCTCCACAAATCCCACGGCGGCGGAAAGCTTTACACTGGCTTTTGTAAATCCGTGGATCTCCGCAATGTCCACCCCGTGCCGGATGGCGTGGATCAGGTCGGATTCTCCGCGGGGAACTGCCGGATCCGGGTCGCGCTGGTACAGGATGGCGCTTGCAGCGGGGATGATCATGCAGCGGCCCGGCGCCGTTTCCAGCCCGTAGGCTACCGGGCGGCCCTGGGCGTTCGTCTTCACCCCCTGATTCCATCCATCTTCTTTCCCCAGGCCCGGCGGAGTAACAATTTTAGGGGCGGAATACCACGCCACCATGCCCCCGCCGTCCAGACCGCGGGCCAACACACACAGGCAGTCCCCGTCAATACTGGTTTTCCGCTCCGCCCATGCCTGCATGGTTTTCCAGGATAATTTCCCCGTAACGTCAAAAGCGGCGGGGCTGGCCACCCGCGCCAGAAAGGCCGCGCGGGCTTTCCGGTTCCATTCCCGGTCTTGAGTCGTGGGGATGGGCATGATGCAGCCTTGTAACAGCCAAATATCCCGTACCGCGCCACGGATGACGCCGGAATTTTTGTACAAATACCGGGCGGCACGCATGACGGCCGCGCGGTCGTAATCATCCATTTCGGAAGCGTCATCCAGGGTAGGCCAGTAAAGCATGCCATTGGCCCAGGGCAGGGCTCCCTGCACGCCGCCTAACATTTGCGGATTCAAGGCGCGGGGCTGGTTCAGCGCTTCCGGCATGGAGCCCAAATCTGCCCGGCTCATGCGTAGCTTGTATTTTCTCTTGCGTCGTTTCATGTCAATAATCAGTGTTTCTAAATCCAACAATGGTAACGCCTTGACCTGGATTCGGAGATTGTCCCGTCTTTTCCTTGATCGCCATATTCAGGGCGGCCAGGAGGCTTTCCGCGTCCATGCGCTGCTGGCGGCTGTAGCTGCTGCCACCGCCCCCGCTGGCGGACGTGATCATGTCCAGTTCCAGGAGCTTGTCCGCCACTTCCTTTCTTTTGGCTTTCAACTCCTGGAGGGTGTAAGTTTCCACCAGGGCCGCCAAACTCTCTTGAGAAAATCCGCTCATACCTTATTCCCCGCCGTCTCTTTCTCTCTCTTCTTCATCCTCGGCGGGATCCTCCGGGAATGAAGATTTCAAGACCCACCAGGAGAACATGCAGAGTTTCACGCAGTCCCCGTAATGGTCCCCGGCTATCCGTTTCCACTGGCTTTGACTTCCGGGCTTCTCTTCCAGGATTTGCCCGCTCAATCCCCGGATCAGATCCGGATCCGCGTTTGATGGCAGGTGCAGCCCTGGGCCGCGCCCGTGGGCAATGCGTTCCGCGTAGAGTTCGATTTTCGCCGCGCGGTCCTGGTACGTGTACAGTTCCAGGCCCGGATGCGTTTTCAATTCCGTCCGGTTCCAGGCTCCAAAGCCGGCGGAAGATCCTTTGGTGGGGTAGAGTTGGCCGGGCAATAGTGTACATTCCGTGTAGATGCTTTCCGTTTCCCAGCCGGAGTCAATCAGGCCCAGGGCTGGGTGGAAGTCCCCGGATTGGTAATGCAGACCGGCAAAATGAGCGGCAACGCCTTTCCGGTCTCCGATGGTACGGATGCCCAGGATCGTTCCCCAGTCGATGACCCACAGTTCCCCGCCGGCGCTCACGGCGCAAACAACCCAGTGTGTTTTCAATTCCCCCGGATCATAGCCGGCCACCAGGTACAGCGGTTCCACGGGGGGGATTTCTCCCCGGCGGTACACGGAGGTTTTCAGAGCTTCCACGGCTTGATCCTTCACCTTGACTTGATACTTGGCGTATGGCAGGGCTTCCCAGGAGTTCCGGAAGTTCTGCAACTCCATTTGCGCCAGTAGGGCACGAGAGCTTTCCACAAACTTCCGGGCAAATTGACCGAAGGAAACAAACGGGGAATACAGCGAGTTCAAATGATACCCGCGCCGGGACGGGTGCGCGGCCTCATTGGTGGCCCTCCATTCACCCGCCTGCATCATGTCTATTTTTTGTGTGTCATAAATGGGCCGAGAACAATCCGGGCAGATATAGCAGGCGCTGGCCTCAATCTCTTCCAGGCTTTCCCCTTCCCATACCAGCGTTGTCCGGCTGAACTCAAACCGGATCCACATTCCGCAATGGGGGCAGGGCATGAAATATTCCCGGCAATCCGTCAGGCTGTAGCCCTGCCAGTAGGGTTCATCTTCAATATTCGGCGTGCTGCTATGGATGATCAGGCGCCGAGGGAAGGCTTTTGTGCGTTCCTCAATGAGTGCCGACGGGTGCGCTTCCTTCTTGTTGAGGTGTTCAAATTTCGCTTCTTCATCCTGGATCACGTAAGCAATGGGCCGGGATGACAGGCGGGCAGGGCTTGTGACGCCCGTCATATAGATGGGCATATTGTCCAGCGTCATTTCCAGCGGGGCAAAAGATGCCGGATCCCGGCGGATATGCCGGGCAAGGCAGGGATTCGCACGGAGGAAGGGTTGAAGGCGGTTGCGGGAAAAGGGCGCGGCCAGATTGTCGGACGGAAGGGCCCATAGCAAGGGCATGGGGTCGTGTTCCAATAGATAGGCAAGGGCCAGAAGGTCCAGTGTCGTCTTTCCGGTTTGCGCCGCCCAAACCAGATACAAGTGTTCAATTCGGGTGTCCCGGAGACATTCCAGGGGTTCCCGCATGTAAGGCTGGCGTTCCAACGATACGGGCCCCGGCGCGTTTGGTGAGGTTTCCCGCGGCAGGCGCAATTCCCGTTCCACCCACTCCACCACACTTCCACGCGGTTGAAATAGGAGGTCTTCTAACATGGCAACAGGCTTGTAATGTATTCATCCATTTTCCGGATGCCCGTATTCCATTCCGGCATGGCGGCTTCAAATGCTTGGTAAAACTCATGCCGGTTCTCCGGCGTGAGGCGCCCCGCAATCGTCACTTCCAACTTCTCAATGACGGATCCAAGCGGTTTCAGATGCGTGCGGATTGCCATGACCCGTTCCACCGGGATCCACAATCCCGCAGCGCGCAACAACGCTTCCCGGTGCTTGGTGGCGTCTTCCCATTGCTTCCGGGCCTCGCGCGTGGCGCGGGCCAGCGCCGGAATAATGTCCTGTTTGCCGGGATCCTTCAGGGCTCCATTCAGCAATCCATTCATGCCCTGCCAGGCGGTCCAGGCTTCCGTGCAGATCAGTTCCGCTTTTTCCAGATCCGTTCTTTCCGTGTCGGGTTCTTCCCGTTTTGCCGGGCTGGCCACCTGCTGCCCTTCGCAAAATTCCTGCCAGATGGGCGTGTTCTTTTCCCGTTGCTTCCTGGCCCAGCGCTCCGTCTTGCCGTGGGCTTTCGCCAGGGCACGCACCTTCAAACTTTCTTCCGTTGCTCGTCTTGGCATGCTTCTTCTCCTTTTCCATATTCCCCACTTTCTCTTTCACGCCGTTCCATTTTCCGCTGGACTTTTTCAATTTAACGCGTTAATAATTACCGCATTGTGTTCCGTAAAAACTCCGTTCCACTTTCAGGAAAAGACCCCCGCCAGTCACACAACCCGCGGGCATGACGCCCCCGGCCAAAGAGATTCCTTGCCCCCCCTCCGGGCCCCTTGCCGCCCAGTGCCGGGGCTCCGGCCATCCCTGAAGGGGGCAGATCACGCCATCATGGGAATGTAAGAGGACTAATAGGGCACCTTGTGCGCGCTCATGCGCGCGTATAGCGTAGTAGCATACACATTGCCAACATTGCCACAAACAACATACTTATAAAGTATGCATAATTATGCACAAAATAGGATAAGAAGGCATAACTAATTGATAATGAGCGAAAGGAAAAAGGCCTCATAAGCCTTTGGTCGGGTGTTCAAATCACCTCCCTGCTACCATTTTTTATAACCGCAAGTGCTTGATTATCAGCACTTGCGGTTTTTTTTGGTGAAAATGCAAGACAGAATGCAAGACACTGAAATCATTTTTGGAAGCAATGGACAGGTGAAATTACTTAATTCGAGCAGGCTGATGAGGCGGTTGTATTGGCGGGATCAATACCAGAGTCCGAGAGAGCCATTCTTGAAAATGCGTATCCCAATCATCGCTCTCCTGGAAAAGCATATTTTACCTTGAAGTGGGTGGATGAGTATGTGCAGCCTATTTTGTCCGAATACGTTTCATTCACTGCGGGCAATAGCCACCACGGTTCTGCATGCGGCAGGGGCGGATCATGCTCTTGCCCGCGAGATTGTGGGGCATGATTCCGGGATGTCTCACCAGCTGCATATCCGACCTTCGGACGATCAACGCAAGGAGGCGATGGAGAAGTTTTCCGAGATGATTGTTCCTTGGCATGCAGTGAAGACCCCATTGAGATGGAGAAGCGTGATCTTGTCGCTCTTTGTCCCAAGTGTATCCGTGCCTTGATGAAGATCAGTTAAATGTACTGAAAGAAACTCTAAATAAGATAGACATTTTAACTTACAATGCGTGATGATACAATACACACAATAGGCGAAGGGGCGCGGGTGGAAGGAGGAGTTGTGGTAAGAAGTACGGCGAGAAATCAAGCCTGACATACAAATTTATGAAAATGCATACCTGTGTTTGTTGTTCTCAATTCGGAATGGTGCATATCTTTGACTCCCCCATGTCTTCCCCTCATAGAGAATACTAAAAACGATCGAATTGAACTAACACTAATTAAACTTGAAATCTATTCGAAATAATCAATTATATTTTTTTCCAAATCGGAAATTATAATCTGCAATAAATCACCAGTTTCAGTATACGGCTTATATAGTATTTTGTTTTGTATATCTTTTTTGAATTTCTGCAAATTATCCCAGTCATTTTTTATTATTTCAAGATCATCTAAATCAACAGAAACGGAAGGAGCTTTTGAATAGAAATAAGCCATACCCAGAGGCTTGTCGGCCATCGAATTATTCAAACTTGTTAATAACTCCTCCGCTGTACCTGAAACGGAACGTTCTTGGTTTGTCGCAATATCAATTGTTGGAGTTCCCAGTTTATATTTGAATATTGCGACAACAAAATCAACGTTGCAAATTATTTGACGATTTATAATATCTTGAGAATACCCTGATTGAGATGCTAAATCTTCCCAACCATGTACGATTAAACGTTTACAACAATATGATTCATGATGTCCACGTCTAAATTGAATTTCTAATTTTTCCAATAAATTCTTCCGTTCTAACCAAGCATCACTAGGTGAAGCTATCACAACATTTATCTCTCCAGATTTTTTAGATTTCCTTTTCTTTATACTTTGATGTTGTGGAATTACGAGGTCCAATATATCTTGATTCCACTTTGAAGAATCAGAAAGAAAATTCATTAGAATTTTTAAATCCTCCAAAATATTAATTTGTTCAGGCGAAGATAAATTATTAGAAATTCGTTCTAGACAAGTTGGGCAAATCCTGGCTTGCCTCATTCCATCATCAATTCCTGTCTTATTTTGCAAAAAATCATATATGCAACCTGTTGTGATTTTATGTCTAAAAGCTGTATCATCAATATATAATGCCAAATAATCAACAATAAAATATAATAAGCCATTGTTCTTCGATAAGTCCGTTAAATAAATCCATCCCCAAAAAGAAAAAATGGACAATTTTTTATGTTCATGGAAAAAATAATTATCTATATATTGTTTTTCTGTAAAACAAAAAATTTTATCAAATTCATGAATTTTTTTATTAATTTTATTTAAAATGGATATAAAGGAATCCGGTTTTGATATTATATCAGAATCTATGTTTATATCGCCGCCATTAACAAATTTAAGATGCGTAGTTTTATTATTAAGAAAGTCGCAAATTCTGTTTTTATTGATTTCAAAATCAACATCAAAAAGAAGTAGTATTTTCAT